AGGAGGGTAGGGCAGCGTATCGGGTGGCGCTTGTCAAGTCCGTCACATTCATACCTGGCACCCTTGACGACAATCTCGAACTAACAGAAAAAGATCCCGGCTACGAAGGCAACCTGCTTTCACAGGACAAGAAACACGGCTCGCGGCTTCGTCGCGGCTGCTGGTATGATGCCGAAGGCGAGAACGAACTATTCCGCTACGAAAACCTCCACGATCTATTCACCAGCACCTTTACCCCACTCGGCGACAAGTACATGACCGCTGACATTGCCATGGAGGGGAGCGACTGCCTTCGGATTGGCATTTGGAGCGGCCTCCGCTTGGAAAGAATCTACTCTTGGGAAAAGAGCGATGGCAAAATGATCTGGGAGGAAATGACGCGACTTGCTCACGAACACTCAGTGCCAGGGCGAAACATTGTCTTTGATGCCAACGGTGTGGGCAACTTCCTGACTGGCTTCTTTCGCTCCTCACACGACTTTCGCTCTCAGCACACCCCGCTCGAAGAAAAGCCAGCAGAGGGCAGCAATACAGTCAAGGTCGATTACCAGAACCTTCGTACTCAGTGCGCTTTTTGGCTGGCCCGGTTCGTGCAGGATGGTAAAATCTATCTCAATGTTTCTGGCGAAATGGAGCGCGACGCAATCATCGAGGAGTTTGAGGCTCACAAGAAAACCGGGCAAAACGCCACTGGCAAACTCACGATCACACCAAAAGAGGAGATCAAAGCCCTGATTCGTCGCTCTCCTGATTACTTCGACATGATTTTGATGCGTATGGTCTTTGAAATCGCCCCACCGAAAGCCCCTTCTTGGCTCACCACACCAAAACCTGCCGACTATGACTGACATCACGACACATTCCGGGTATTTGCAGCGATTTTGGCGTGAAGTGCAGGAGCGTCCCGAAAGCCCCCACCCGATGCGGGACGCTCATATTTGCGTTGAGAGCGAACTTCGTGCAGAGCATGGACTAAGACGCTACTCTACCTACCATTCGTTCAGCACGGCTAAAACTCGCCACGTCAAGCGGGCAAATCTCAAGCCTGCTCATCGGTAGTTCAACTATTTGCTTTGTTTCGCTCCTGTACCGCTCCCACATTTGCAGCACAGTTGTAGCACATGGCACTCTCACTCGATTCCTTCCTTCCTGCATTCTTTGGTACCCGCGCGGCGAAGCCTGTGCCTGTGGAGAATCGCGCCGTCGAGGTGGTGCAGACTGAATCCCGCTCGTACTCGTTGGCTGACCCTCAATTCTGGTCGTACTTCGGCCTTGGGAGTCGCACCAAAGCCGACGTGCCGGTAACGGAACTTTCTATCCTTGGCAACTCTGCTTTTTACTCGGCCTGTCGGTACATTTCCGAAGGTGTTGCCATGCTCGACCGGGGCGTGAAACGTCGCAAGCAAGGCCGCGTGATGGATGCTGACCAGCACCCCGTCAGCGAGTTTTTGCAAGATGCTCCCCACCCACATTACACTTGGTTTGACCTGATTTGTGCGCTACTCGTCAATGCTTTGATGGGCAACGGCTACGCTCGAATCTGGCGCGATCCGATGACCATGCGGCCCGTGTATGTGGAACACCTGCCACAGTCGGCGGTGTGCGTGGACTATGACCAGTGGGGCAATCTCTACTATCGCGTTTCTGGTGCAATCGGTGGCAAATCGGTCAATTACAATCTTCCCCCCAGCGACATAATCCACATCAAAAACCTCAGTCTCGACGCACTCACGGGCCTCACCACCACATTTCTACACGCTGACATTCACGGTACTGGTATCGCACTCAATCAATACAGCGCGGCTACCCTCGGCAACGGTGCGGCCCCATCCCTTGCAATTTCCAGTGAGGACGAACTGACTTGGGAAAATCTGAAAACGGCCCGTACTAACTTCATGGATCAGTACTCGGGTAGCGCAAATGCTGGCACCCCCATTTTCCTATCGAAAGGCCAAAAAATCGAATACCTGAGTCTCAAGCCTCACGAAGTGGGCTTTGCTGAGTTTTCCAGTATGAACGTCGCCGACGTAGCCCGCTTGACAAAAGTCCCTCTCGACCTGCTCATGGTGGAAAATGGTGGCACTTATGGGGCTGGTGTTCAACGCTCTCAGGACTTCTTGACCCACTGCCTTCGCCCTTGGATTGAGCGGATACAGGAGGAATTCACGGCCAAACTATTCTACCTCGATGAGCGCGGCCGCTACTGGATGGAGTTTGACCTTTCGATGTACTTGGAACTGGACCGTCAGGCCGAAGTGGAGTCGCTGGCGAAAATGGTGGCCGGTACGATAATGACCCCGAACGAAGCCCGATTGAAACTCGGCCTCGATCCTGTGGAGGGCGGCGACGAACTACTGACCGACATCAACCAGGTGCCGCTCAAAAACGTGCTCGAAGTTGCACTTGCCAAATACCTATCCAGCGAAGGCGAAAAGAACCAGGGCGATGCAGCCGCGCAAGCGGCGGGCATTGAGGATGCTGCCGAGGTGATAGATGATACCAAACCAGCCCCAACAGGGACAGCAAAAACAGACACTAATGGACAGCCACAAGCATCTTGACCCATTTTTCACGGACGACACACCCGAAATCCGCTCCATCGAAGGCGGCGGTATGACCGTGCGCGGCTACTGGGCAAAATTCAACGTGCGCAGCCGCCAAATGACCACCAAAAAGGGTGTGAAATTCACGGAGAGCATCGCGCCGGGCGCATTCGATACCACTGATTTTTCAGATGTCGAGTGCTGTTTTGATCACGACAGCCGCCAGTTTTTGGCTTCCGACCCAACCCTGAAATACGGCGTAGATGACACTGGCGCGTGGTACGAATACGATCACGACCCCACCGACCCTATCCACCAAACCGTCGTGCGCCGCATCCAGCGCCGCAACGTCAAGGGGGCCAGTTTCCAATTTCCGGCGCTTCCCGCTGACTGCTACGAAGTGCGAGATGAGGCCGGAATCAAGCATCGTACAATCACCCGCTTCCCCCGTGTGGTAGAGTTTGGGCCTGTGCGATTGCCTGCTTATCCCGATACCACCGCCTACGCCCGCAGCCTCGACGAATCCGCCACCGAACCAGAATTAGAACCAGAAACACCAGCCCAAACACCCCGACAAATCCGCCTCCGACAATTTAAAGCCCTTCATCCGTAGGGGTTATTTTTTCACAAAACAAGTAACAAACACATGAAAAATGCCACTGCGGAGCAGATGAAAGTCGCCCGCGAACAACTTGGCGAAGCCATCGAGAAGCGGAACGCGGAGCGTGCCGCTACTGAGGCAATCGCCAACCGCCTGACCGACCCCGGCTGGGACGAATCCAAGGACGGCGCAGTCCTTGAACTGGCGCAGCGCAACCTGAAAAACGCGGAACGCCTCGTGGAGGCAAAAACCCTCGCCATTGCCTCGTTGGCGGCTGATGCAGAATTGGAACAGCGTATGGCCCTTTGGGGCGGTGCGACTTCGGACGACAACGCAGCCCCTGGCGTTAGTGTGAACGTGATCAGTAAGCGCACGAAAGACGGTGACCTGCCCGGCAAATTCAGCCTGACCCGCGCGATTCGGATGAAGCACGGCATCCGCAACATGGACAACGTGCTCGAAAAAAACGACGGCATTGAGGCCGAAATGTTGCAGGAGGGTGAGCGCGAAGCGCGCTCGGCTCAGATTACAGAGTTCGACCCCAACGGTTTCATGGTGCCTAAGATGTGCGCGTACAAAAGCCACAACCCCAACTCTGAAATGGAGGCGCGGGACTTGTCGGTAGGCACCACGACGGCGGGCGGCTTCTTGGTGGAGACGAAAAATGGTGGACTCATTGGCTTCCTCGATCCCAACACCCCGCTCATCGCGCTGGGCGCGCGCATCCTGACCGGACTACAGGGCAACCTGACTTTCCCCCGCCAAACCGCCCGTGCAACTGGCTACCCTGTGGCAGAGGCAGCGGCTATCACTGAAAGCCAACAGACGCTCGCGCAACTCTCGCTGTCTCCGAAACGCCAAGGCGCCTACACGGAATTCTCGCTCCAACTCCTTCGCCAAGGCAGCCCCGATGTGGAGCAGTGGCTCCGTGACGACCTGCGCACTGTGCTTTCGGTTCTGCAAGAGCAGTACGCCATTCAAGGCACCGGCTCATCGAGCCAACCAACTGGTATTACAGCCACCAGTGGCATCGGCAGCGTGGCCGGTGGCACAAACGGCCTGATTCCGACTTGGGGTAACATTGTGGGCCTCGAAACGGAAGTGGCTGTGGACAATGCGCTACGCGGCAAACTCGGCTACCTGACCACCCCGCAAGTGGTGGGCGTGTTGAAGCAAGTCAAAAGGGACGTGGCCGGAAACGGCTTCATCATGGAAGGTAACAATGATATGGGCATGGGTAGGGTCAACGGCTACAAAGCAGCCTCGTCCACGCTCGTCCCGTCCACGCTCACGAAAGGTTCGGCCTCTGGAATCTGCCATGCAATCATCTTCGGCAACTTCGAGGAGTTGATTTTGGCCTACTGGGGCGGTGTGGAAATTGTACTCGACCCGTACAGCCTTGCCACGACTGGCTCCTACCGGATCACCGCCAACGCCTTCATGGACGTGGGTGTGCGCCGCGCGCAGTCGTTCGCGGCGATGCTTGATGCTCTGATCGCGTAGTTTCAGGCCATTCCAACCCGATTTCAACCCCAAAAAACCTTTTTCTCTTACCTTTTCAACACACACAACTCATGTCTGATAAACGAACTTGGGTACGCTTCAAAAAATCCGGCGTACTGATTGGCTACGCTCACCACGAGGGCGACGTTGCCGAAATCGATGCCACCAAAGCCGACGAGGGTATGGAGGCGGGTGTCCTTGTCCGCGCGAAACCTGCCGAAATCGAGGCGGCGCAAGCCGCCATTGCCGCCGAAGTCGAGGCCGCAAAGGCTGTTGTCGCCCCCTTGTCGCCTGCCGCGCTCATGCAACTCGTTGCAGATATGCAGGCTCAAATCAACGCGCTCACTGCCAAAAAGTAACCCATGCCCATCGAGATCATCACCTCGCCAGACGCAATCAACACTTCCGAAGCCGCCGCGCTCACACTCTCGTTCAAATTGTACCTGAATGTGCCTGCTGCGCAAACTGAGGACGATGCGCTGATACTTTCGGCACTGTACGGGGCAAGGACGTTTTTGGAAAATGCGACCGGGCGGGTGATGATTCAAACCGTGTTTCGGGAGTATTTTGACAGCTGGCCGGTGAATGCGCAAAACCAATCTGTGAAGGTGATTGAACTATCGAAAGGCCCGGTCTCTGCCATTGCCTCCGTGCAGTACCTGGGCGAAGATGGTACGACATGGAACACGCTGAATGCCTCCGACTACCGTACCGACATCCTCAGTCCACTGCCCCGCATTCAACTCGCTTCCGGCTCGTCTTGGCCTACTACCGACCTGTACGACGGCCTGAACAACATCCGCGTCCAGTACACGGCTGGCTACGCTTCGACCTCTGCCCAACCGGTGCCACTTCGCGGTGCTGCTGCTCTCCTTGGTGGTGCTTTCTACCGCGCCGATAAGATCGAGGACGCTTTTGCACTGGCCCGGCACTACTACCAACCCTACATCATCAAGCGGTAACCCATGGCAGCATTTTCATTTATCGAGGGCCTGTCTTTCCGTGAACTGAACGAGTGGGTGGAGTTTCACACGGTCATCGACACGGTGGACACGGAAACCACCGCCAAAGCCAAGGTGAACCCCGTGGTGGATTTGCCCTACTGGACTCGCGGCAGCGTTGGCTTCACGATCACCGAACCCACCGATTTCACGCTCATTACCGACAACCAGTGGAGGAATTGGTACTTTGTCTGGAAGGGCTTTACCTATTTCTGGAACCAAGTGGCTCGGCTTCCGGGTAAGCAACTGCTCTTTGTCCATGCTATTTCGCCCAGTTTTTCCACAATTTCGACCGATTTGAGCGGCCTCCCAGCCTATGTCGACGACGATAAAGCCGTAGCCGCTGGCCTTGAAATCGGAATGCCGTACTGGGTGCTACCGGGTAACGACGGCGTGACACAAGACACAATCAAGCGCGTGAGCGATGTTTCCGGCTACCCTGACCCTTTCACTACCGTGCCTTTTGGACTTGGGCAACTTGCCGCTTACGGCTCGAATACGGCAGCGATAGCGGCCGGCCTTGCAACTGGCGATGCCTATTGGGCCGCTATTGGACATCCCGAATATCCTGCCGATGCGCTTGCCCGTGTTCACTAACTTTCTCAACATGAAAAAACTACTTCCTCTCCTTCTCTTTCTGGTCATTTCACTGGCTGCTCGCTCTCAGGCTATCCAGTTCACGGCTTCCGTGCCCCACACTACTGGCACTCCATCGGGCGCGCCCACTGGTATAGGTGCTTGGATCCGCTACGACAAGACCAACAAAATCCTGTACCAGTGGACAGGCGCGGCGTGGACTCGCGTAGTTGGAGCCGTCACTGACGGCGACAAGGGCGACATCACAACCAGCAGCAGCGGCACAAACTGGCAACTGGACGCTTCGAGCGTTGGAAATACGGAAATCGCCAGCGGCGCGGGCGGGATTTACAAGGGCAATGGGACGATACCGGGCGGGACAAATGCGGATGTTGCCTCGTATTTTGCTTTTGAGTACAGCGGCAACGAGTTGCTTGAGTTTTACCCAGAGTACAACTATGTTAAGATTGGCCACGAGGACTTTGGTGGCGAAAATCTGTACATCAACAGCGACACGACCTACATCATTCTCCCTGCGTCTGTCTCTGGGTTCCCGACTAAGGTTTTGGGCGTGAATGCATCAGGCCGTATTTTAGGCTACTCGCTGACCAACTCCATCGACTCTACCCACATCTCCAACGGCACCATCTCCCCGAATGACTTTGCCCAACGTGGGGCGAGCGTTGGGCAGGTAATGACGTACACGGCGAACGGCTGGCGACCGGCTACCCCCTCCTCTCTTTCAGATGGCGACAAGGGTGACATTACAGTAAGCGGGAGCGGAGCGACTTGGAACATAGACGCGGACGCGGTGGGCAGCGGCGAAATCGCCGCCGATGCGGTAGGGGCCTCAGAAATCGCCACTGGCGCGGTGGGTGCGGCAGAAATTGCGGCGAATGCGGTGGGCGCGAGCGAGTTGGCTGCTACTGCTGTTGTCGCGGGCAGTTACACTTACTCCGCGATTACAGTGGATGCGGATGGGCGGCTCACATCTGCGAGCAACGGCACTGCCCCAGTAGTGAACGGCGGCAACTCGTTCGGCACGACAATGACCATCGGCACCAACGACGCACAAAGCCTAAACCTCGAAGTCGGCGGGGTTATTGTTGCGCAATTCGAGGGCACCCGATTTGCAAACTATGGAGTGAGCGTGTCTGGCACGACGGCAATGGGCAGCACCCTGTTCCACAACACGGAAGTCTCTGGCACTCCCGGGACCGGCTTCGGTGGCGCAATCGAATTTTCTGGCGAATCTTCTACCACGAATTACATCCCTGCCGCAAAAGTTGGTTGGCAATGGACGAACGCCACACACGCCAGCCGTACATCTGAACTGGTTTTTCACACAGTCAATAGTGGCACGATGGCCGAAAGGATGTCTCTGGCGGGGAGCGGCACACTGGAAACCACCCGTGTCACGATGCAAGCGGGGACGGCGACGGCGGGCACTGCGCCGCTCAAATTCACCTCTGGCACGAATTTGACCACCCCGGAAGCCGGGGCTATTGAATTCGATGGTACCAACTACTACGCAACCTCATCCACTACCCGCTACACGCTCGCCAAAACACTTACTGCCACTGCGTCGCTCAACTTTCCCTCTGTCGCTGCATCCACCTGCTCCGACCTCACGGTAACAGTTACTGGCGCAGCCGATGGGGACGATGCCAGCGTTGGCGTACCAAACGCTTCGATACTGGCCAACGGCTCCTATACTTGGTGGGCGTCGGCTGCGAACACCGTCACTGTCCGTTTCTGCAATCACCAGACTGTTGGCGCACTCGAC